CTTTAACAAAGGAAACCCTCCGAAGAGGGCTCCTTTAGCCTAATTAGGCTGTCATTGCAATTGCAACAGCAGCTTCATCACGCAACTCTTTCACGCCATACAGCATGTCAGAGGTAAACAATGTACCCAAGTACTCTTGCTTGTACTGAGTCTGTGAGCGTACGCCCAGCTGCTCACCCAACACAAAGGCATCCTTGTGGAACATCATACCAATACGAGCGTCGCCAGTGGCAGTCTCGCAGTTGGTAGAGACGTAAACCTTAACGCCATAGACGTTACCGATTTCACCGTTACGGATAGTGTTGTTATTACCAACGTCACCCACAAAAGCTTGCTCAGTGAAACGAGCCAAGCCCATCATCACGTTACGAGCCACTGGAGGCAGAACCAACACACGACCGTCCATAGGCACGTCTTGATCATCCAGAGTTTGGATAATCTTACGGATACCTGCGTCAGTGATAGCTGATTCGTTACCGCCTGTGTACAGGGTAGAACCGTCACCACCGATAACAGCCTTGTTATAGGCAATAGTACCGTCACCACCTTGTGAGTCACGACCCAATTGAAGGAGATCAGTATCAACTTGCTTAGCCAGCGCATAACCAGCGTCGCCCGTGTAGAACTTACGCAGTGATGACAAAGCTTGAGCTTCCGTGATGTCTTCAATCATACGGCTATACTCGTAGTGCTTGTCGATTACCAACAAGACTTCAGTATTTGCTGTTTGTTGAATAGTCACAGCAGTTGCTGCGGCTTTTACAATGGCAGAGCCACGAGTGGGTTTAGGGATATGGAGAGTGTCGCCCTTTTTGCCCTTGAAGGACATCTTAGAGACGAGGTTCGCCATAACGAGGTTTTGCTTGTAGGCTGCGATGATTTCGTCAGACCACAATTCTGGGATAAATGTACCAGCGTTTGCTTTTGTTACAACGCTTGTAGAACTACCGGGAAATGCTTGATTTGCCATGATTATCTTTCATAATGTTTATTTAACACGACCCTCCGCATAAGCATTCATGATTTCTCCAGAAAGCTCTTGATAACGGTCAGGGTCAGTACGCATGAGATTAATGATGTCGGCTCTGCGATAGGTTTTCTTACTTGCTGTTTCTCCAGACCCTTTGGTTGAACCAGTGGATGCTGTACGAATAGCTTGCTTACGCTCAATCTTCTCAACCGCTTCTGACTGGTTTACTACTTGTTTTCGTTCTTTCCAAGTAGATAACAGTTCATTCGCTGCGTCAAAGTCGAAATTGCGATCAGCTCGACTAAATAGCTCTTGCCTTACTTTGCTCTTACCAATCCATTCACCAAAGCTACCGTCTTGAACGACTTCAGTAAAATCAGGGTGAGCGCTTTTAAGGTTTGCCATCGCCTCTGCCCTCTTTAATTGTCCGTTAAGCTCTTCCGCTTGGCGAACCTTAGGGTGTCGATCAATAGCTCGTGCAATAGCTTGGTCGGGGTCGGTAAAGAAATCTATCTCATCCTCGACTGCTGGGGCTTGTTGTTGTTGTGAGACGGTTTGGGTTTGTACAAAGTCATCTACAATGCGCCGAAGTTCGCCAACTTCACTCCCTTGTTTGCCGATAGCTCTTTCGGCTTCTTGATGCATACGGACAATATCTTTAACAGACTTGCCTTTGTACTTATCGGGAATGTCATCGTCTTCTTGGGTTGGCTCCTGTGGAGCTTCCTGTTCTACCTCTTCAACAGAGGAAAACTCTTCGCCTTGTTGTAGGTCTTCTTCACCTTCGTCCATAAATGTTGCCATTAAACTCTCCGTGCTAAATAAGCATTGTGGAATATAATTATGTGCTTATGCTTAATCTAAAGCGGCACTCTTTTGTTCCTGCTTTATCTTCTCGTTTCGCTTCCTTTCCCATTGCATTGCTGCTCCAGGAAAATCTCCGGTCACGCCCTCAAGTTTGACCATAGGCTTGCTAACGATACGGATAGCAGGTTGACCACACACTTTACATTCGGTTGTTCGGAGTTCCGAATCGATGTAAGCTTCTGTAATGTGATCGTCTGAGCAGATAAACTCATAGATACGCTTAGGCATATTGCTCCTTCTCAAAGTCCTCGTAGCTGTTTTTAATAGCGGACTCGTAAGAAAGGACTCGCTGTAACGCTTCTATTTGTCCTCTGCGGAACCAGAATTGTTTCTCGTCTGGGATGGTAGTAATATCCTGAAGCAAATCCATATTGTCGGATATATCTTCTACATATTGCTTCCAGCCCTGTGAGGAAAACAAATCTAGTAATGTTTCGTAATAATTCTGTAACTCAGGATCAGCCATCATATTTCTCCATGTAAGTAATCATATTGTTTAAAATTTCTGTACTATCCCTCAAAAGTCCAAGAGAGACATTACACCGTCTACACAATAATCCTCTTACATTACCAGTATGATGGTTGTGGTCTACAGCTAAAGATTTAATTGCCCCTGTTTTTACATGTTTGTCAATCTCAGGTTCTCGGCATACCCAACAAGTCCCGTCATATTTATCAAACATTTCTTGGTACTCTTCATAAGAGATTCCATAAGTTTTTTGAATATATCGGTTTCTTAGTTTTTCTGGGTTGTCTTTGTTCCATTGATTAGCCCTTTGTCGAGAGCATGGCTTACATAAGTAACCTTTAGACTCTGCTTTAGGGTGTTCAGTAGTTTGACAAACAGGACATGGTTTAATCTCTTTGTCCATCTCTTTTTCCTTTCTTTGTTAGGAGAGATGTTGCTATTATACCACACTTTTAACAATTTGTCAAGCGTTTTGTTTACTTTGCATTTGCATAGTAGCAATACGCTCATTGCTTTGTATGTCTTTCTCTTTAAGCATTAGATCGGCAATCTTTGCTCGTTTGGCAAATTCAGCTTCATCTGCGTTACCTGTCTGTAGGTTAGTAGAGAGAGCTGCCGCCAACTTAGCCTTAACAACCTCTGGCTCCAATTGAGATTCGATTGAATACTTCTGGGCACGGGCTTGCGCTTCCA